GTGGACCATCGGCTCGATCAGGCTCGAGAAGGCTACGATCGGGCCGATCGAGAACATGCAGTCTCGTGTGGGATCGGCGCTGCCGTACATGCGGACGCAGGAGCTTGGTGGAACCGAACGCGCGAAGGGCAAGTACGGCGTGACGATCCCCACGACCAGCTCGGCGGGGCAGGCGATGAGGGCGCCCAGCCGTACGAAGCAAGTGCAGAAGAAGAACTGGCAGAGCGCGATCACGCTTGCGCGAACCGTCAGCGGGCGGCGCCAGCGTCAGAACGCGGTCGCTGTACAGCTCGCAGCGAAGTCGGGCGGGGTTGCCTTTCTGCGGCTCGCAGGCGGGCGCAAGGGCATGTTTCGGGTCAGCGGGGGCGAGGGCAAGAAGAAGCGCGTGCGCATGATCTGGGACCTCTCGCGCAAGACGGTCACCGTGAAACCTCATCCGACGCTGGAGCCTGCCGTCCGCGAGGTCGAGGTCAGAGGGCCCGCCATGGCGGAAGCGGCCGTGCGCAAACAGGTCGAGCTGCACGTGCGCAAGAGGTAGGGGGGGAGGCCTCATGCTCTCGCTCGCATGGCTGGCTCTACTTGCATGGGGGGATGTTCCGCCCACGCCGTGCAGGGTGCCCGCTTTCGTGGTCGAGGTTGAGCCGGCCGACGAGCCTAGGCGCACGTCGAAGCCCTGCCAGCGTCAGAGCAGGACGAAGACCAGCTCGAGAGATCCGAACACTCAGACGCCGCGGCGGCCCGAAGCTCGGGGCTCTAGGCCGCGAGGTCAGTAGACGGCCGGTGGTACATACATTGGGACGTGCGGAGGAACACTTTACAGAGGGTTGTCGATGGCACGGCGCGTGCCGACACGGACTGTGCCAAGCATGTGGGTCCTGTGGACTTACCCCCACCCCAGGCGCGGTTTGGAATCGCCACGGCGGTCCTCTTGATGATTTTGATGTTTGTTTAGCTGTTTAGCGGGCTGTTTAGCAGTGGACCAAAAGGCATGATAGCTGACTCAGGTCATGGCTCGACTGATTAGCAAGTCGCAACTGGCGTTGCTCGCAAGGGTTACGAAGGGGGCGATCAGCCACGCGTCTGTAAAGCAGTTCCCTGACGCTCTGATCGGAGGGCGGGTCGACCTCGACCATCCGGACGTGCGGAGATACCTGGCCGGACGCGATATCGATCCGACGCAGGTCGAGAATGCGGCTACCAAAGCGGCTGTAGAGGCGACGGCGCCCCGACCAGTAAAGCCTTCAGCGCTGGTCGATCCCTTTGCTGCACGCAATCCGAACCGCTCTGGTGCGCTCCGGCGCGCCATTAGCCGCACCGGCGTCAACCCCGACGTCGATCGGGGCGACGTCGCGCTTTACCTCGACATGACGCTGCGTGAGATTGTGCTCGAGCACGGCACGGCGCCGGCGTTCGTGGATTTCCTCGACGCCAGGAAGTGCATCTCAGACATCACCGAGAAGGACCTCAAGAACGCCGAGCGCGTCGGGCGGTTGATCCCGCGCGAGTTCGTTCGGGCGCACGTCTTCGCCCATATCGACGCCGGATACCGGCGACTGCTGACCGATACCGCGGCGACGATTGCGCGGCGCTGCTACGCCGCAGCGCGGACCGGACAGACGATCGAGGAAGGCGAGGCCCTGGTTCGCGAGCTGATCGGCTCGCAGTTGCAACTAACGAAGACGGCGACCGTTCGATCATTGCGCGAGCAGACCGATCCTCCGCGAGTTAGTCCGACCGGGGCCGCGCCGTGATCATCGAGCCGGTTTTGTTGCAGTTGCGGGGGACCGCGCCGCTACTAGCATTTTCCGGGGACTCCGTGCACGACTTCGCACCGACCCCGGACCAGCGCGAATGGCTCGCGCAGCAGTTTGACGAGTTGCCGAGCGAGCACATTGTCGTCGCGCCCAGCGCGTGGGCCGAAGAGCGCCGGTACCTGCCGGCAAGCGTGACGTCGCTCCCGGGGCCGTACCGCTTCGACGTCGTGCCGTACCTGCGCGAGGTCCTCGACTGCCTCTCCATCGACTCGCCCATCCGCGAGGTCGTGATTCAGAAGGGCGCGCAGATTGGCGCGACAGTCGGCGTGCTCGAGAACGCCATCGGGTACTTCATCGACCACGTTCGGTGCGCGCCCTGCATGCTCGTGACGGCGGATGCCGAGCTCGCCAAGCTCCGGATGGACTCCTACGTCATCCCGATGCTGCAGAGTTCACGTCTCGATCACCTCATCACGTCTCATGACGAGCTGAGCGATCGTAAAAGCGGCAAGACCGAAAAGAAGCTCGAGTGGAAGGGCGGCGGCTTTCTGATTCCGTTTGGCGCACAGTCTGCCAACAAGCTCCGGTCAATCTCCATCCAGATGCTGCTGCGCGACGAGATCGACGGCTGGCCTGACGTCGTCGGCAAGGATGGCGACCCGCTCAAACTGGTCGGGGACCGGACGGCGGCCTACGAGCTAAGCCGGAAGATCCTCGATATCTCCACGCCAACTGTGAAGGGGTCGAGCAAGATCGAAAAGCGCTTCGCCGCCGGCGACCAGCGCTATTACTTCGTCTGCTGTCTCAAGTGCGGCTTCCCGCAGCGCCTGCGGTGGCGCAGCCTTGAAGAGGGCGGAGTGGTCACTGGGATCGTGTGGGAGACCGAGAGTGGGCGCCTCGTCCAGGAGTCGGTCCGTTGGTGCTGCTCGAACTGCCACGCGGCTCATACCAACGATGACAAGACGCGGCTGCTATCTCCGGCGCATGGTGCGGAGTGGCGCCCGACCGCTGTCTCCTCGTCGCCCTCCCTTCGCAGCTACCATCTGAGCGCGCTCTACTCGCCCGTCGGCATGCAGTCGTGGGCGAGCTGCGTAGCGAAGTGGCTCGATGCGTGGGACCCGGAGCGTAACCGACCTCGCGACACGCGACAGCTGCAGGTCTTCTACAACAACGTCCTGGGCGACCCGTTCGAGATTCGCGGCGAGCGAGTGCGCTTCGAGGCGGTCAGCGGGCATCGTCGCAGCTGGTACCTCTACTGCACACCAGACGACCCGACGACGCTCCCGAACCTAATCCCGAACACGGCGTGCGTGCGCTACTGCGGCAGCCCAGTTCTGTTCCTGACCGCAACCGTCGACGTGCACAGCGACAACTTGAAGGTCGCGGTCTGGGGCTGGTGCCGGGATCGGCGTGTGCTGCTGCTCGACTACTTCACCTTCGAGGGCGACACGGAACAGATGGAGGCGCCGCCGTGGAAGGCGTTGCGCTCGCTGATCGAGGATAAGCGCTACGAGTCCGACGACGGTCGCGCGTACGCGCTTGGGATCACGCTGATCGACTCGGGCTACCGGACGGATCTGGTCTACCGCTTCTGCGCGGAGTACGACGCCGGCGTCTTCCCCGTCAAGGGTCGCGAGGTCTCGCCACGAAACCAGCGCGACAAGGAGTTCTCGGAATTCACAACTCCGACCGGACAGCGCGCGTACGGCATCACGGTCGACTTTTACAAGGACCGCTGGTCTGCCGCGCTGAAGGTCGAGTGGGACGCGAGCCTCGGCATTCAGCCCGTGGGGCACTTCAACGCACCGCAGAACGCGACCGACAAGCAGCTGCGCGAGCTGACGGCCGAGACGAAGGTGGCGCGCGTGGATGCACGAACGGGCGAGCGAATCGGCTGGGAATGGAGGCGGCCCAGTGGTGCCGCCAACGAGCTCTGGGACCTGCTCGTCTACGGCAACGCCGCGGTGGACCTGGTCGCCTGGCACTACTGCCGGGACCAGCTCGAGCTCGAGCAAACGAACTGGCCTGCTTTTTGGGACGCGATGGTGGCGGACGTAACCGGGAGCGGGTGAGCCATGTACCTAGAGCAGTGGCAAATCGACCACTACAAGCGGCGCCAGCTGGCGATCGAAGCCGAGCTCGCGGCGCTCGATGCCTGCCTACTCGCCTTCATCGCGAACCCGACGCAGTCCTACTCGCTCAACACCGGCCAGACCTCACAGCAGGTCACGCGTGCCAGCCTGCCTGCGCTGCGGGCCTGGCGTGACGGGCTACAGGCCGAGCTTTTCGACCTGCTCGGGGCGCTGAATGCGTCACCGCGCTCGCTCTACGTCCGTCCCGGCTTCTAAGGATCCACCCATGCTCGATCGACTTCGCGGACGACTCGCCCAAGCGCGCGAGCGGATCGGCAATGCGATCGACGTGGCGCTCGGGCAGCCTCCGCGAATCACCCTCGATGCACTCAGCCCCTACTCCGGCTTTGGCTTCGGCGGCTTCTCGAGGTTCGACAATGGGTCGAAGTTCGAGGGCGGGTTCGGGGAGACCGAGCTGCTCACGGCGGACTACTGGACGCTGCGCGCACGGTCGGCCCAGCTCTTCGAAACGAACCTTTACGCTCGCGGTCTTTTGCGCCGGCTCGTGACGAACGAGATCACGACGGGTCTACACCTCGAGGCCACGCCGCGCGAAAAGCTGCTTGGCAAGGCTGAGGACTCGCTGGCGGAGTGGGCCGAGGACGTCGAGACCCACTTCGAGTTGTGGGGCGATGAGCCTTGGCTCTGCGACCACATGGAGCAGCAGACCTTTGGCGCGCTGCAGGTGCAGGCGCGATTGGAGGCGCTGATCGAGGGGGATGTCCTCGTCGTCCTTCGCCAGTTTCAGCCGACCCAGCTTCCGCGCGTGCAGCTGATCAAAGGCGGCACGGTGCAGACCCCCTACATGAGCGGCGACTTCAAGCTCGCCACGGGGCACCGCATCCTGCACGGCGTCGAGCTCGACGCCCTCGACCGGCCGGTCGGTTACTGGGTCACCCAGCGCGACGGCACCTCGAAGCGGCTCCCGGCGTACGGCGAGAAGTCAGGGCGACGCATCGCGTGGTTGCTCTACGGGACGGAGAAGCGGCTCGACGACGTGCGCGGCAAGCCGGTCCTCTCGCTCGTCCTGCAGTCGCTGCGCGAGATCGACCGCTACCGTGACGCCACGCAACGCAAGGCTGTGATCAACAGCATGCTGGCGATGTTCGTGAAGAAGACCGAAAAGGCAGGGACTGGCAGTCGCCCCATGCTCTCGGGTGCGACCCGCCGGGGCACCGTCGAAACCCCGGACGCGGCCGGCCAGCCGCCCCGGCGCTTCAACGTTGCTGAGATGATTCCCGGCCTGGTCCTCGACGAGCTCGCCTACGGCGAAGAGCCGCAAGGCTTCGCGCCGAACGGCACGGATGCGAAGTTCGGCGAGTTCGAAGAGGCGCTCATCCAGACGATCGCATGGGCCTTTGAGATCCCTCCGGAGATCCTGCGCTTGGCGTTCAGCTCGAACTACTCTGCCAGCCAGGCAGCGATCAACGAGCTCAAGATCTACCTCAACAAGGTCCGCGTTCTCTTCGGCTGCAACTTCACGCAGTTGATTTACGTCGAATGGTTGGTCGCGATGGCTCTCACTGGGAAGGTGAATGCGCCAGGGATGCTGGAGGCATGGCGCGACGTCAAGAAGTATGACGTTTTCGCTTCGTGGGTGTCTGCAGACTGGTCCGGCAACATCAAGCCCGCCATGGACATGCTCAAGCAGGCAAAGGCCTACGATCAGATGATCGCCATGGGCGTGATCACCCGCGACCGCGCGGCGCGAGAGCTCACGGGAACGAAGTTCTCTCAAAATGTGAAGAAGCTGCGGCTTGAGAATGGAGAGCTCGCACGTGCGCGTATCCCCATGCAGCAGTTTGATCCATTGTTCGTGCCTGCAGCACCCTCTCCCGATGACGACGCGGACGAAGGCAAAGGCGGCGAAGAAGAAGACGCCAGCATGTCTTCGCTTCGCGTCGTCTCCTAACCCGAAGCGGGGCATTCATGACGAGTTGGTTATTGGACGAAGGCGCGCTGCGCGTCCTGCGCGAGGCACATCGTCTGCAGATGCGACCGACCGATGCGCAGGCTCTGGTCTTTCAAGAGCGCCTGAGGGAAGAGGCACGGTCGGGCGCTGATCTCCCGTACATTATGAAGATCGCGGGCGCGACGGCAGAGATCCGTATCGAAGGAATCCTGACCAAGGCGCCTGACATCATCGCGTTTCTCTTCGGGGGCGGCAATACCACCTACACGGAAATCATCGCAAGCCTGGCAGTCGCACAGAGCGATCCCTCGATTCGAGATATCGTCCTATGGATCGATAGCCCTGGTGGCACTGTCGACGGCTTCTACGAAGCGCTTGCTGCGCTCGAGATGGCGCGCTCGCGCAAGACGCTAAGTGTCAAGGCAGCGAACGCGCTGAGCGCCGCGTACGGGATCGCGGCGGCTGCCGGCAAGATCGAGGCTCAGAGCGTCGGTGCTCGCTTCGGCTCGGTGGGCGCCGCCGCGACCTACGTCGTGGAAGACGACGTCGTAGAGATCACCAATACTGACAGCCCCGACAAGCGCCCCGACGTCACGACCGAAGAGGGAAAGGCTGTTGTGCGGCGCGAGCTCGACGCGATCTACGAGCTCTTCATCGATGCCATTGCGCGGGGCCGCGGGCTGACTGCCGAGGAAGTGCGCGAGACCTTCGGGCGTGGCGCGAACTTGCTTGCTGGGGATGCGAAGAAGCGCCGGATGATCGATTCGATTTCGCGGCCGCCACTGCGCACTATCGGAGGTGCCGCTGCTGTTCAGCAGGCGCCCAACATAGAGACGATCGGGGCGCAGAGCGCCGTCGACGACCAAGAAAAGGAGAGGACGATGGATCTGCGCACATTGAAGTTACAGCATCCTGATGTGTATCAGGCTGCCTTCGTAGAAGGCGAGACGGCCGAGCGCGACCGTGTCGGCGCGCACCTGACCCTCGGTCGCACGGGCGGCGAAGAGGGTCTGACGATCGCGTATCAGGCGATCGAGAGCGGGGCGGCGCTCAACATGACCGCGAGCGCACGCTACACCGCGCTCGCGCTGAACGCGCGCGATCGTGCTGTCCGGCAAGTCGACGATCGGCAGACGGCGCGGGCAGTCGATGGCTCCGCGCAAATTGCACATGTGCCTGGACCAGCCGTGGCGGCAGTGCAGTCGTTGAGCACGAGCGCGCCAGCTGGTGCACCGGCGGTCGTGCCGGACCTCGGCGATAAGGTCGTCGAGGCTCTCCGGGCGCGGCACGGAAAGGCGGCAAGCTAATGGCAACCATCGAAACGACCACGATCCGGTACGGCGGTTCGATCGCGCTCAAGGACGAGCAGTTCCGCGATGAGGTGATCACCTTTGCGGCAGCGGCGACGCTCCTCAAGGGGACTCTCCTTGGCCGCGTCACCGCGGGTGGCAAGCTCAAGGCATTCGCCACGGGCGCGAGCGACGGAAGCGAGAAGCCGGTCGCGGTGTTGACCTATGACGTCGTCGCCGTCGGCGCAGGAGACGTCGTGGCACGACCGCTCGTCAAGGGCGAGGTCAACCGCAACCGGCTGATCATCGCGGCCGACGGCCACGGCAACAACCTTACGCCTGCCATTCTCGACCAGCTCCGCGACTACGGCATCACGCCGGTCGATGTGCAGCAAGTCGGGCAGACGGCCTAACCCACCCTTCCACTTCGAAGTCCGTCGGCGACCAACGTCGCGCTTCGCTGAACTGGTTCAGCGCGCGTGCTCGGTTCGGTGCGTCCGCAGGAGGTCCAGACATGAGCACCGAATCAACACAGCACCTGATCAGGATGTATGTGGAGCGGGCGAGCCCGGTCCTATTCCTGACGAGCTTCTTCGAGAGCCCGCCGCAGAACTTCCACACGTCGGAGATGGTGTCGCTCGATATCATGCGCGACTCGGAAGAGGTCGCGATCGTCGTCCAGGACCTGAGTGCCGGGACGCGCGAGAACGAGCTCACGCTCTGGCAGAACAAGGGCTTCACGCCGCCCATCTTCGACGAGTCTGCGACGATCACGTCCTACGACATGATTCGCCGGATGCCGGGGCAGGACATCTTCACCGATCCGAGCTACCTCGCGAATGCCACGGAGCAGGCGTTCCAGGTATTTCGCAAGCTCGAGATGAAGATCCGGCGCTCGGTCGAGCTCATGGCTGCGCAGGTGCTGCAGACCGGAAAGCTGACCCTGACCGACAACGCCGGGCGACCGCTCTTCGTGCTCGACTTCGGGCCACGCACCGCGCACTTCCCGACCGCCAGCGCGGACTGGGGAGGCGGCTCGGACAATCCGCTCGCTGACATTCAGTCGCTAGCGGACCAGGTCCGGCGCGACGGTCGAGGGCTGCCGAATCGGCTCATCTTCGGAAAGCGTGCCTGGCGTGACTTCTTCGCGAAGAAGGAAGTGCGTGAGCTCTTCAATCTTCTGCGGATCAACGTCGGCAACATCGAGCCGCGGCAGGTTCCCGGCGGAGGCTCCTACAAGGGAACCATCTTCCTCGATAACTACGAGTACGAGCTGTACGTCTACGACGGAACCTACGTCGACCCCCAGACGAACATCGTCAAGGAGTACGTGAGCACGGACAGTGTGATCATGCTGTCCGAAGGGACGCGGCTCGACCTCACCTGGGGCGGCATCCCACTGCTTCGTCCGCCGATCGCGCCTGCGCTCGAGTTCCTTCCGCCCCGCATCTCCGACGGCGCCTCGAAGCTGGATCTGACGGTCAACGCCTACTTCACGCCCGACGGCAAGCACTTGAAGCTCGAGGCGGGCACTCGCCCGCTCACCATCCCAACCGCGATCGACACGTTCGGTTGCCTCAAGACAAGGGTGTAAGGCGAGACCATGGCAAACAAGCAAGACAAGCAGTTGGTCGATCAGATCAATCAGCTCGCGGGCGCGTTGCAAATCACGCCGCCCGACCTCACGAACCAGGGCACGCAGCAGCTCGAAGACACGCTCACCGCGCTGCAGAAGCTCAAGGCTGAGCGCGATGGGGGCGGCACGCAGGGGACGTCGGGCGGCGCGCAGACGACCGATCCAGCTCAGTCCAAATCCCTCCCAGGCTCGGAGCCCGACGAGATCGCGCCCATCCCCGGGCAGGTCGCGGCCAAGGGCAAGCCCGAGCCCTCCGCGAGTGGCTACCGGGTCGCACCAGGGAAGTCGCTCACGGGTGCCCGGGGTGACCTGCATGATGCGGGTGCCGAGATCAGCGAGAAGGACGTCGCGGGCGGGGCGGAGCGGCTCACGGAGCTCGAGAAGCTCGGGTACGTCGTCAAGACCGACAGGAAGCCGAGCGAGCCTGCGCAGCCCGCTGAGTCCGGACAGTCGCCTGGTGGCGGCACGTCCTCGCCCACGGGGTGAGTGAGCCTGCGCCTACTCGCGATCGCCGACCACGCGGCGATCCTTTCCGATGTGACGGCGTTCGCGACTGCGATCACCGTGACCAATCCCGCCGGCGTGAGCGTGACGCTTGCCGGGTTGGCGTCGGACGTCGGCGAGGTCGTGGACCCGGAGACGGGATTGGGAATCATGGGGCGACGCGTGACGGTGCAGCTCTTGCCCGCGGTGCTCGCACCGCTTGGCGAAGTGCGTGCTGTCTCGGAGGGGTCGTCTAAGCCGTGGACCGTCCGCTTCGCAGACGCGCACGGCATCGAGCGCACGTACAAGGTGATCGAGGTCCTGCCAGACAACGATCTTGGGAGCGTCCGGTGCGTCGGCGAAGTCTATAAGAGCGGGGTGAGCTGATGCTCGCTCCCAAGCTTACCGAGCTCGTCGACAAGGTCGACGTGTTCGAGCTGGTGCGAGATCAGATCGGGGCGCTGCTCCTGATCGAGACCGAGCAGCAGCAGTTTCTTGCCACCGCGGCCGCACGCGACCCGACGCCTTGGGATCTGCGCGTGTACACCGAGCGGACCAACCCCTTCGGCGAGTTCGTCGACCTGGTCGAAGGGGAGGACCCGCCCCGGCCCATCGTCAACGTCAGCTACTCGGGCTCGACCTACATCAAGTCGTCGTCCAACGTGGTCGAGCGCCAACGCGCGGACTCGACCTACTTCATCGACTGCTACGCAGTTGCTGTAAGCCAGGACGTCCCCGGGGGCGGGCACCGTCCAGGCGACGAGCTCGCCGCCCTCGAGGTGCAGCGTGTCATCCGGCTCGTCCGGAACTACTTGATGAGTGCCGAGTACACCTATCTCGGGCTGCGCGGCACGGTTGGCGGACGCTGGATCGCCTCGATCGAAACGATGGATCCGCAGCTCGATGCGCTGCAGGTACAGCGGGTCGGCGCAGCGCGGATCACGCTCACCGTCGACCATTCCGAGTACTCGCCGCAGGTCCGCGGCGAGCCGCTAGAACTGCTCTCCCTCAACGTGCGACGCGCGCCGGACGGCAAGCTTTCCTATTTCACCGCGACCTTCCAGGGAGTCTGAACCCATGACCATCGACGCATCCGCCGTTGCCCGTGTGCTCGGCATTGAGACGACCTACAAGGACTTGCGCGAAGGCGCGGTGCTCTACCTGCCGCAGCGGATTGCGGTGATCGCGCAGGGCGCAACCGATGCGGCCTATGGCTCCACGAAGTTCGCGGCGCGCACCGCCGGCGAGGTGGGGAGCAAAGTGGGGTACGGCTCGCCCGCACACCTCGCGATGCTTCAGCTGCAACCGATCAATGGCGACGGAGTCGGCACGGTGCCCGTGACGGTCTATCCGCTGCAGCAAGCGGCCGGCGCAACTGAAGCTACGGGAGACATCACGGCCCTAGGAACCCAGACCCGCGCGGCCAGCTATCGCGTGAAGGTTGGCGGGATTCGCTCGTCGAGCTTCACGATCCCTGTAGGTGCGTCGGTCTCGGACATTCTGGGATCGGTGATGGTCGCGATTCAGTCGGTCCTGGAGATGCCTGTGACGGTCCTGCCGACCTATGGGGTGGCAGCTTCGACGCCAGGCACGAACACGGGCAACGGCACCGTAACTGCGCTGTCGGTCGCAGGTACGCCCCGCCCTGGCTCCTACAAGCTGGCTGTGACCGGAGCTATCTCGGACGGGGGGAAGTTCGTGCTGAGCGACCCGGACGGGATTGCCGTCTCGTCGGTCACACTGACACCTGCGCCTGGCGGAACGACCGAGGTCGACGCGGCGGGGCTGCAGTTCACGATCACCGATGGCACGACGGACTTCGCGGTTGGGGACAACTTCACGATCGAAGTCCCTGCGACGAAGCTCGAGCTCACCTCGAAGTGGAAAGGCTCGAGCGCCAATGCCATCCGCTTGTCGGTGGAAGGGGAGTCCTACGGCGTCTCCTTCGCCTTCACGCAGCCGTCGGGCGGGGCGGGGAACCCCTCGGTGGCGAGTGCGCTCGGGCAAATCGTGGACGTGTGGGAGACCCTCGTCCTGAATGGCCTCGACGTCACCGACACGGAGGCGCTCGACGAGCTCGCCACCTTCGGCGAGCAGCGATGGGGTGAGCTCGTCCGCAAGCCGTTCGTGTCGTTCGTCGGGACGACGGCGGCCGCGGTCGCCGAAGCCACCGCCGTCTCGGCAGGTCGACGCACGGATCGGGTCAATGCGCAGATCGTGTCGCCAGGGGCCGAAGATCTCCCCGTCGTGGTCGCTGCGCGGGCGCTCGCGCGGATCGCGCGGATCGCGAACAACAACCCCCCGCGCGACTATGGCTCACAGCGCCTGACGGGACTGACGCCCGGGCCTGACAGTGCACAGTGGGACTATCGGACGCGCGACCTGGCCGTGAAGAACGGCTCGTCGACGATCGAGATCAAGGACGGGATCGTTTGCCTGTCCGACGTCGTCACGTTCTACCGTCCGACGGGGGAAGAACCACCCGGCTTCCGGTACGTGTGCGACATCGTCAAGCTGCAGAACATCATCTTCAACCTTTCGCTCATCTTCGAAAATGAAGACTGGGACGGGGCGCCGCTCGTGCCCAACGATCAGCCCGTCGTCAACTACGCAGCACGTAAGCCGAAGGACGCCGTTGCCGCCGCGAACGCACTGATCGACTCGCTCGGGCTGTACGCGTTTCTGTCGGATCCGGCGTCGGCGAAGAAGAAGACGACCGCGTCGATCAACGCGATGAACCCGAAGCGACTTGACCTCCGGCTGATCGTGCAGCTCTCGGGCAACACGGTTCAGAAGGGAATCGAGCTTGGGTTCGGCTTCTACTTCGGAGCGAGCGCAGCAGCGTAACCCCACGACGCGGGCGCGCTGTCCGCAGGAGAGATGGACATGTCGACTGGCGGAAGCATCGAATCAGTGTCGATTCGCGGGCGCAACTTCAGCGTCGCGGCCGATGCCGACGTCGCGCGTAAGCTCGGCGGCTTCGAGAATGAGTTGCAGATGAACGGCGACAGTACCGCGCGCGTGATCAAGACGCGCAGCGGCTGGTCGCTGAGTGGTGTCGTGATCGACGTCAACGACCTGCGGGCCGACCAAGAGTTTCTCCAGGAGCTGCAGAACGGGAGACGTGCCGACATCGACGGCTTTTACGCCATCGCGATCACCTTTGCCTCGGGTGCCGTGTATTCGGGGCGCGGCACCGTCGTCGACGCCGTCGAGTACGCCTCGCAGGCGTCGACCGCGGGGCTATCGCTTGCCGGGCCCGGAGAGCTGACCAAGCAGTAGGAATGAGGGGGAGACATGGAATCAGCGAAGGTGCTCGACCTGACGCGTGGGGTCGCACGCGAGGTCGCCGAAGCCGAGTTCGAGCGCTTCTGCGAAGCGATGGACTTGGATGTCGACACGTCACGCATGGACGCGGACGACATCAAGGGCTTCGAAGAGGTCAAAGCCGTGATCGTGCGCGCGATCGAGCGGCAGCATGTCGTCATCGATGATCGCGGCCAGCCCGTCTTCACG